GTTCGGTCCAGTCCCGCCAGTCTGGTAGGTGATGTTCTGTCCGGAAGAGTTTACGGCCTGGAACAAGATCGTTCCGGCTGGCAGTGGCTGGAGCGGATACTGCTGGTAGATATGCGCCGCGGTGACTGTGACTGTATTCTGCGCGGCGGCCGAGGCGACCATAGCGAGCCAGAAAATGAGTTTCTTCATTCAGTTACCTATGGCGAACCAATAGAATTCTGTGGCAGTCGTGTTGGTATAAAGGGAAAAGTTGTTGAAATTAACTCCACTCACCGAGAACGAGGCGCTTCCAGAGGCGCTCAGCTGTGTGGCCATGACCACAGGATCATGGCTCACAAACGTGGTGGGAAACGAAATCGTGTTACCGCCCGACGATAGGGACCCGGTCTGGCCCCACTGGATGATCAGGCTACCGAGTGCGGAACCAAACTTGACGTAGCCGCCAAATGTCCCGATGCTCACCGCCGTAACCAAATCGGCGGTGGTCACGATGTTGGCCAGCACAGCAGCCAGCGCTGTTACCGCTGCGCTCGGCGACGTTGAGGCTTGGAATGGCGTAGTGCCATCCGTCGTGCTGTAGCCCTTGTTTTGCAGCGCCAAGGCCAGCGCGGCGACCATGCGAGAGGACTGGAGGAAAACTTTGTTGGCCAATTGGGGGAGGAAAGGTCCGGTGACCGCGCCGCCGGTGCGCGTCGAGTCTCCCTGGTAGCTGTTGTCAGTCTCGATGTTAGAAGCTGAAACGTTGAATTCTGCAAAGTTGTTAGTAGCAGCCATACTCTAGGCCCAATTTCCACCGGGATACGTCCCGGAACCGTTCCCAAAGCCTTGGATGAACGATGGGTTCAGGTTTCCAAAACCGAAAATCGGCAGCGTCCCGAACTCGTAGATAAACTTCACGGCCTGGCAGCGTGGGACAATCAAACCGTTGGTGATCATCTGCTGCGTCAGGGCATCAAACTGGCCGACCACGAACAGCGTGGCGGTCATGTTCTGATTGTCGGTGATGTAGATGGCCCCGCCGGGGAACAGCACCTTCCACGCCTGCCACAGCGTCCCGTAGGCTCCCATGTACTGGCCCTTGAAGTTATTGAACAGCACTGTCGCCTGGAGCAGCAGTTGGTAATGCGCGTCGTCCAGAACGGCGCTCGGAGCCACTCCGGTCACCGTGGATCCGAGCTGATGGGTGTGCGTGAAGAATGCCGAGAAACCGATGCCGGGAATCACTCCCGTGATGCTAACGCTGTCCGTCGTGTCACCGGAATGGGCCACTGTCACGAGTTTTCCGATTTCCATGTAGGTCGTATTGTTGGTGTCTACGAACTGATTCCCAGGAGCCGTCACTGCGTTCGTCGATGTGGCACTGATGCCGAGTGGCGAGAAAGGCAGCGTGCGGCTCCTACCAAGTATCACACCCAGTACGTCCAGTTGGTCGCCCACAGCCTCCTGGATGTCGAAAGCCTCCGTCATGGCGAAGGCGCAGATGGCGATGTCCACGAAGGGCTGGAGCAGCACGCCGAGCAGCGCCAGGAAATTCGGAGAGTTCTGGTACTCACTCGTGATCCGATTCAAGTAATAGGGGATAGCCACTGATACCAGCGTGAGTTGAACCACGTCGAACTCGCCAGTTCCCCCGCTCAACCCAGCCATCCAGAGCTGGATTTGCGCCGTGACAGCGCCAAGCGGAACTGTTCCCTGCACACTGTACAGTTGCCACTCCTGAATGGCAGTGGCCACAAATGGGGCATAGCTGATGCCGTTGTTGGGGATGGGCGCCGTAATCAGGTTGCCGTTCTTGTTGTAGAAGTTGACCTGCATCACGCACTGGTCGGCGCTGATGGACTTCATGGCCGCTTGGAGCAGGTACACTTGGCCTGGAGCTACTGGGTAGGCTTGAATGCTGCTCACCCCGGCGTTATACGCCGTCGCCGTAATCACCAAACTATAATTACCCTCGTACGGCGTCGTGGTGTCGTAGCTCAGCGTGGCCGCGGCGCTCATCGGAGCCAGCCCTCCGGTCTGCCACCCAGTCGGCGGAAGTGTGCCAGGCGACGCCTCGAAGTCGAAGTTGACGATCTCGACAGGAACAGGCTGGTACAGCGTACTCGGTGCGGCGCTCATACCCAGTTGACCGTTATGTCCGCCGTGACTCCGGAAGCCGCTTCGTAGAACGCCAGCGCAATGTCTGTGCTGACGCTGGGACTAGCAGTCCTCGCGAAGTACAGCGGGTTGCGAATGGAGTACCCTGGAGCCTCTGGATTAGTTTGGGAAGCAGCGGCTGCGAACAAGTTCCCGCAACTGACTACTCCTCCTAGTTCGAGGCCGTTCAAGTAGGCCGCTACCGCCGCCTGAATCAGTGGAGTAAGCGTACCTATGGTCCCTCCTGGCAGCACATGGGCCGTGATGATGACGTAAATCACCACTGCGTTGGGCCGGGCGAAATTTATGGCCATCGTGATTCCACTTCCCGGGTCCGTCACGTCCTCGCTCACCAATGTGCCGCCGGTTGAGCCGTTAGTCTCGACTCCCAAGCCGCGATTGTTGTATATGGCCGTTGCAATGTCGAGACTGTTGCCGCCGTCAACTATTGGACTGATTGAGTTTGCTGGGTTTCCCCAGTCGTCTGTTGCAGAGGTAAAATTCTCAAAGCTCGTTGTGCCATCACTTCCCCGTGCGATGCTGTTGTTAATCCGCTTCACGCCTGGAACCGCCAAGATAGCTGCCATCGTCCCAGCCGGGAGGGATAGACTCGGCAGTTGGACACTCAGCGCTTGGCGAATCCTCAAAGCGGAGTCAGCTTCTGTCGGAGCGCCTACTGCTGGCACGTTGCTACCGTTCGTCACGCTGGTCCAGCCGGAAGTAGGCGTCACGATCACCGTTAGCTGGCTGGCAGAGGCATTTATGTTTCCCGCCGCCTGGGCCGTCGCTGTAACTGCTACAGTTCCGCCACCACCAATAGTCACTGTAGCCGGGAGGTTCCACAGGTCCCCGGTCGCCGCATTCTGGATGACTCCGTTATTGACAACAGCCCCAGCGGTGCCCGTCAGGGTTACAGTGCATGTGCTGTTGCTGGCAACGAGCCGCTGTAGGCCGTTGAGCAATACCAACAAGCTCAGCCCTACACCAATCGAAGTAGCAGGCGACATGTTATTGTAGGCTAATTGGAGGGCACTGCCTTCATCGCTAGCGGCCAACGCAAGTACAGACAGAAGTTGGAAGGCAGCTGAGTCGTTCCCAAGGTAGTAGTTCTGCCCGTAGATGGCAAGAAAGGATGTAGTAAATAGCGCCAGGATGTCGGCGTAGCTTGGGATCGAAAGGCCGGCTGGTCCTATCATCGGTGCTGAGTAACTACCCATTTGGCTGCAAGAACCCCGGGATTGGAATGTTACTCAGCTGAATCGCCCCAAAGGAGGTGTTCACGGTCGCTGAGTAAGAGAATTGCCGCGTCTGCTGATTGAATGTAATGACCACGTTCTCTGTGCCGATGACAAAAGGTGTACCATTCACGCGCTGTGTAATTAAGAACTCCATCTGCTGTTGAGCCGCTGCACTGGCGCCTTGCCCGAGAATCGACTGCCACAGAGGTAGACCATCCGTGAGAGATGCCCACCACTCACCCTGAAACAGTAGCAATCGAGTCATTACGGCCTGTTGAACGGCTTGAAGATCGTACAGAGGCGCATTCCATTGGATCTCCTGATCTACTAATGCAAGTACCGTAATCGAGGCCGATGCGCTCATACGACCGGCCCAGTGGTTCCGCCGCCAGTGGTCACTCCGGTATGCTCGTGCAGGTAGTAGCTAGCTCCATTTATAATTATCGCAGTAGCATGGAGGTTGATCTCCCCCGGAGTGACTCGGACGTACGAGGTACCGCCATCTGCCGTCATAGTCGCCTGTCCCGCTATCAAGCTATAGTACGTCGTGCCGCCGTCCGGCGTCACGAGTACCTGGCCATTGCCTACTTGAACCATCAACATGCCATCGTCGCTTTGTAACTGAGCAGTGGTCGTCGGCCAACTCGCCAGCTTCCGCGGTTGGGACCAGACGCCGAATATGGCGATACCATCGGACAGATCGTGT